TTCTTCTTGCATTGGCATCCATCCGGGTTGTTACGACAAGCATACGGCGTAGCACCCATTGCTTTGAATGCAGCACAGGGCTGTTCCTGCATAGCTTGGCGCATATCATTACGAGGAATGTTCATGCTACTCTCCTCAGACAGTCAGCAGATACGAAGTAGCCATCAACCATATAGGATGTAGCGACCTGATCTACAAGGGATACATCTGTAATGGTGAATTCCTTACCAATCAGACGCTCTCCCATTCCCGGACACCACCAGTGTTTCGCCTTGCGAAAAACAGTTACCCGATCACCAACTACATACAAAGCTTTGCGTTTCATTTCAGTTTCCCTTCCCTATATTGTTGAATGTTGATAGGACGAATCACCTTGGTTCCATCCACTGCATTATCAAGCGTAGCTGTCTTGCTCCGAGCAATAGCTCGCAAGAAGCCACCCTTCGTCCTATAACAGACGTTAAACTTGTAGCCATCCCGATGATTGAACGTAGCTACTATGAGCTTTCTATTAGCCTCACGAATTGTTTGCATTCAGATTCTCCAAATGAAAACAGCTAGCATGTCCTGAGACACACTAGCTGTTGCTTGGTTGAGAGAGGGTTTGTTTAAATCAGACGAGCACGGGCTCCAATGCTGAACATTCCATTACGCTCATAATGAGCAGGTGTCAGCACTTCCCTGAGGGGTGACAGAATCTCAGCCTTACCATCCCGATAGTGCTTGGGATGTTCCTGTTTCATACGCTGAACATCCTTGGTTACATCCTTGCCTTGTGCATTGAGCAGCATAGCAGCAGTTCCTTCTAGTAGCAGGCAACATTGCCTCCCAAGCATACCAAATATGATATGCTTGAAAAGGATGCTGATTAACGTCCTTGATACATTTTGAGAAAATCAGCAGAGACATCACCTGCCTCACACATTGCAGAGATACATGCATCCAGATAAGACAGGCTGCTACGGCCAGCGCATTGTTGAGAGATAAACATGATTATCCTTTCAGTCTCTCCACTTCCCGAGCAAGACGCTCAACTTCCCATTGTTGCAATGGTTCCCTGTTATCTAGCATAACGACAGCATCACAACAAGGAACAGGTAGAATCCAGCAAAGCATAGAGCAGACATGCCCCATTCTTTCCAGCTTGATGGCAGCAGATGGCGTGATACCATTGTTCTTCCCCTCCGTGAGTGAATACAGGAGAGGGGATTATTTCTAATCCCTTCCCCTTTAGTTACTCCCGGCAATGATGCTCAGGCTTCTTCCATGCCTTCGAGAATGGCAGACACAAGCTCAACATCCAAGCCACCGGCAATCATGGCCTTGAATACATCTTCTTGCTTGAAGCCGGCCTTATCTGCCTTCTTGAGCAAGCTTTCCACTTGCTTTGTGACTTTCAGCAGGGTAAAGGGCTTCGCTTCCATTTCAACATGGATTGCAGCCCACGTCCAGATATTGTTATGCGGGTCTTCCAAGAATTCAACAGCAAGGGCTTGCTTCTTTTCGTAAGCAGGTTTGTCCCGCTTGCCGAAAGCTTCGTCCTTCTCGCTGTAGTGATGGCCGCTGAAATGCTGGAAGAACAGAACGCAGGTCTTGCGGTTCATCGGCGTGAGAACACCAAGCAGGCGATTGATGGGCTGAATATCACCATCAAAATGCATTTGTTCCAAGAGAACACGGGACAAAGCCGAAAGAACACGCTTTGTGATTTGTTCCGATGCCTGCAATTCAGCAATGGCAGCATCGAATTCAACATTGAATTTCTGGCGATCGAATACCTTAGCGGCATTCTGTTCTTGATTCTGTTCCATGGTAGTTCCTTTCATTAGTGGGTTTGTGTAGCAGGATTATAATAAACACTCTTGCGAATGTTTATTAGCATACCTGCCAAGTATGCCGCTTGTCATGCGGTATTGCTACCGTTTAGACTCGCTTGGTTTATTCGCTACCGCGAACCAATTAACGCGGCTTTGTGTATCGAACCAGTAATCAGGGAAGCGTGATACCTTTTCTTTGCCCCTGTTAGGACTGTCAGGTTTTAGATTTCCGCTTTGCTATAACGCAATTAGCTAGAATCATTGGATTAGGGAATAAAGGTATTCTCTAAAACCTGTAAGTGATACACTCGAATTTTAGCGGATAAGCTTGTGCCTATCCAGAACGTTCAGGCTTTTTCCTTGATCTTTCCGCTACAGCATGCCACTAATGTAGTGTTACTAAGTTAATCTGTTATCCATGATTGTATGGAATTACCATTTTAGGGAAAACAGCAATGCCTAGCATATGCTATTCTATAAGCCGGTATCCATCTGGGCCAATGTTGTATAACCTATTAACCGTTCAACGGCTAAGAAGGTATTACCTGAATTTTTAATGATCGTCGGAATGCAGGAACTAATTGTTCCTTCCGGTATTGCCACAACATGATGCAGATTCTAAACTTGTTCTGCTGCATTGTCAAGCTAATTCGTTTCGCTAGTGACAAGCTTCAACTTTCGCAAGTTATCCCCATACGGACTGGAAAGCTTGCCACTAACTAGGACACTTGCCGCTATTCGCTATTGCTTGCATCCATGTAACGAATGATACAGGGTATTTAGAGATTGTCAATCAATTGTTTTTATCCTGTCATAAGCAATGGTATCACGCAGAGCGTGCAGCATATAGAACTAACGCGCATACGCGTAGCAAAGAGCGTGCCATTAGGCAAATCATAGACTATATAAGCAAATGCTTATTTGCCCACTAATCGGGCTTGTACGGGCTTAACGCTGTATAGCCTATGCATGGGTAGCCTAAAACTATTTGAAAGGCACTAGCAGGCTGTATTAAAGCCGTAGGGCTATATGTTAGTGGTCACTAACCATCAATAGCGCGAGAGTGAGCACTAACTAGCAGGATGCAAGGACAAAGACTGTATATATAGCCAGTGTATCTGTATGTATATACAGTGTCGCAATCAACTGGATACATGTAAGTGTATGATTTATAAGGATTAGGGACACGATAGCGTGTCATTATATCTCTGTAAGTGTATGAATCATAAGGATATATCAGAGATTAGAACGAGTGTTCTATTATGAAGATAGGGCGAGTGTTGTATTTCAACAACATTGTTGTATAAATACAACAGATGAGAATGATTCTCATTAATAGATTGGATGTCCAATCATTTAAGCTTCAATTATGGGAGAGCAAGCTAAGGCTTGAGCAAGGGGGCATGGGGGTACTTCCTAGTAGTGCATTCCACCTTCTAAATTTCTCAGAAAAATTCTGACAATAGCCCCTTAAGTATACATAAGATTTATTTTTAAGTAAAACATAAGTAGTACATAAGATTTAGGGACAAGATGTCTTGTCATTTATTTCTGTATCTGCATAGAGAATCCTCTTGCGACACAGCTTAACAAAGGAATAGGAGAGTATGGCTAAAATTACATTAGATAGCGTAGCATCAGGCTACGACCTGTCGAAGATCAATAGTAACTTTGTTACGATTGCTGCCGCATTAAATGATGAAGTGTTGTATAGGGATAACCCCGTAGGGGAAGTTAATACGTTATTGACTGAGGTAGATGCTAATAGTCAGTCCATCTATAACATCCCAACGCCAACGTTGGATCATGAGATTGCTAATAAAGCTTATGTAGATGACAGCGTTGGTGATGCACCAGTTCAAGCTGCTGCTGCTGCAGCGAGTGCTGCCGCTGCATTGGTAAGTGAGAATAATGCTGAGACAGCAGAGACTAATGCTGAAGCGGCTGCTGTCCTAGCTGCTGCATCTGCTGCTGCCCTTCCTAATGCTGCTACAGCAGGAGCAGATAAGTTTATTCAAGTTAATGGTACGGCTACGGGATGGGACTATCTTACAGCAGGTCAGACGTTAATTGAGATTGGTGCTGCTGCATCCGGACATACCCACACTGGTGTGTATGAGCCAGCTAATGCCAATCTATTAGAAACTACGGATATTGGTACGTCTGTACAGGCTTATGATGTAGACACAGCAAAACTAGATGTAGATCAATCATGGACAGGCGCACAGCGTGGCACTGTAACTGCGGACAACGACTTGTCATTCGATCTATCCGTAACGAATAACTTCTCCTGCACTCCCTCTGCTGGCGGAACGCTTACATTCACTAATCACACCGCAGGGCAGAGTGGGATGATCCTGCTGACCAATGGTGCAAATTACGCTATTGCAGCAGCCGCGACAACTAAGATTCACGCAACCGATCTGGCAACGATCAGCGCCACTGGTGTCTGGTTGCTCTGCTATTTTGATAATGGCACGAATGCCTATGTCACTGTGTCTAGGGATTTGACGTAATGAGCATTCTTCACGCAGGATTTGGTAGCTCTGGCGGCTATCAGATCAGTAACAGCGTCAGGCTTCGTGCGGCGGCGAGTGCGTATTTGAGCAGGACTCCGGCTGCTGGCAATCGAAAGACATGGACGCTGAGTTTGTGGGTCAAGCGTTCAGCAATGGCGAACGGCCAATTGTTTGCTGCTTATGTCGATGGCACCAATTACACCTATGCAGCATTTGAATCCGATGCGCTTCGGTGGTCGGATACAGATGCGGGCGCGAATACTACGTATCTTGTAACCACACAACTGTTCCGTGATCCGTCTGCGTGGTACCACTTGCTTTTTGTGCAGGACACAAGCACAGCCTCCGGGCAGACTGCCGACAACCGCAGACGCATCTATGTCAATGGGGCGCAGGTCACCTCGTTCAGTTCCAGAACAAATCCTGCTGCTGATTATGAGGGCCACTGGAACAAAGCTGTCTTGCATAAGCTAGGCGTTGGGATCGCTACATACTTCGATGGGTATTTCGCCAAGAACGAAGCGATAGAAGGATTCAAGACAGGAACCACAACAGCAAATGCGTCTGACTTCGGCGAAACCAACTCCGATGACGTATGGGTTCCCAAAGCCTACACAGGAACTTACGGCACCAACGGATTCCATCTCGACTTCAAAGATGCCGCACTCACCGCAGGCAGCAACGTAGGACTCGGCAAGGATGTTTCCGGGAATGGAAACTACTGGACGACGAACAACATCAGCGTAACTGCCGGTGTGACGTATGACAGCATGGTGGATACGCCGACGAATAACTATGCGACGTTGAATCCTTTACTGTACATGGGGTCTGGATCAACGAAAGCAGACGGAAACTTGCGCTTTGTTGGTGGCGGTGCAGGTGGCCCACCTTACAACTACTCGATCCACGGCACGATGGTTCAGTCATCTGGTAAGTATTACTGGGAAACAACCATCACCACCGTTGGCGGTAATGCTTTTGTCGGCATGTGGGATACGTCTGTTGCGTTCAGCGGTTCCAGTCCGATTGGTGGTGCGGGGCCGGTAGCTTACGGCGATAACGGAAATTACTACAACCAGACTGCGGGGGTAGCCTTCGGTAATACATTTACCTCATCAGATGTTATCGGAGTTGCTGTGGACTTCAACAATAATCTGATCTGGTTCAGTAAGAACGGAACATGGCAAAACTCCGGCGATCCGGCAGCAGGAACAAATGGAAAGTCATTTGGTAGTGGAAAGTCTTGGGGTGTTGGGTATGTTGAAAGTGGGTCAAGCGTGTCACCGTCTACGTTTAACCAAACATTCGGCCAGCGCCCCTTCACCTACACACCGCCCACCGGATTCAAAGCCCTCTGCACCGCGAACCTGCAACCTCCGGTAGCTCCTACAGCCTCTGGCTCATTCACCGGCAATGCAGCAGCAGATGGCCCGTTTGTCTGGATTGGTGGCGTACCAACTACCCTCACCATCAATAGCAACGCCGTTACTTTCGGAACTCACGCAGACAAGACCGCAGGCGGATTCAAACTTCGTACAGCATCGGCTAGTTACAACAATACCGGCAGTAATACGTGGAGCGCAACCTTCGCCTCTCCGTCTACGAAGTCTGCATTCGCTGTTCCACAAACTGCACAAGGAAACCCATAATGTATATCTTCAAGACAACCAAACTCCGCGCCAATCAGTATGCCCGTTATGTGGATGAACAGGGAACGCAATACCACCAAGTTCCAATGGAACTGCTTGAGGAAATCCCTGACCCTGCCCGTGGCAACGACGAGGTCGAATACACGCAGGAGATCAACGAAGCTCCTTACGTCATCATCACGCCGAAGTCGCAGGAGCAACTGGACACGCAGAACAAAGCCAAGGCACTTGCCGAACTGACGGCACTGGAACAAGCGAACCTGCTCCCCCGTGTGACCCGTGAGTTCCTGATCGCTGTCACCCTTCAGCAAGCCGCAACGCTCGGCTTGACCGTCGCGCAACTACTCGACGCCAACGACCCCGCGTTCTCCCCCGGCTTCAAGAAGATGTGGGACTTCAACGAGCAGACCAAGGTGTTAAGGGGCAGACTGTGATCTACCTCGCGCTCTACATCTATGCCTTCTACCTGCTATTCGTTGTGACGATGGCGGCAAAGTCGGTGTGGAAAACTCTCCCACTGACAGCGAAGATTCTGCTTGCCCCCGCTGCACTTCTAGCTGTGTTCATGGATGTGATCTTCAACGTGTTCATAGCGACATTCATCTTCATGGATTTGCCAGAAGAATATATGTTCACTCAACGCTTGAACCGCTATAAATTAGAAGGCGCAGGGTGGAGAACCAGTGTTGCAAAGTGGCTGTGTTTCAACCTTCTCGATTCTTTTGAGTTGGGTGGTCATTGTAAGGGAACTCCGTAACTATGGAACCTTGGATGCTACAAGCTTCAATCCTAGGTCTTCTTGGTATTGTTGGCTACTTTCTTAGACAGAAAGATGCAGAGCAAGCTAGGAGTATTGCTCTCCTCTTTAAGAAGCATGATGAGGATGCTGAGAGATTGAATCAATTTGAATTGAAGATTGCTCAGAATCATTATGTTAAACCAGAACTCGATAATCGTTTTGAACGACTAGAGACTGCGATAAAAACAAGTATGGACAATCTCGGTAATAAGTTTGATGAACTAAGCAAACTCTTAATTGCTCACCTAATCAAAGAAGATAAAAAACATGGAGATTAAAATTCCAAAGAAAGCAGATTTAGTGGACAATGGTGGTAAGCCATTAACCCAATCTCTTTTCTTAGAAGTTGCATACAGTGATAAGGCAGTGTACACCCTGAAAGGGGATCACTGTGAATATGAGGGGAAGATGTTCCCTTCTCTTAAGCGTCTGTATATTGAGATGGAAGACCCAACAGAATATGAATTTGCCACTGCATATCTCTTAGGATATAAGCATTGGAAACGTATCTGTGAGAATAAGCTCATTCTTCGGCATATTGAAGAGTGGCGTGAAGAGCTTGAAGTGAAGCTACGTAGCAGGGCTGTCAAGCATATGCTACAAGCTGCCTCTGAGGGTAACTATCAAGCTGCTAAGTGGTTTGCAGATAGGGGATGGAGTAATAAAGGAGCAGGTCGTCCTACCAAAGCTGATATTGATCGTGAGAAGAAGTTCCAAGCACGTGTCGACAGTGAATATGGCAGTGATGTCATCCGTCTCTTTGGTACTGAGCAAGTAGCATGAAAGCTTTTACCCTCCGCTCTTTAGAGAAGTTTAAAGGGGTACATCCCCTTTTAGTTAAATGCGCACAGATGGCCCTAGAACGCTCTACAGTTGATTTTCAGATTTCTGAAGGGGTACGTAGCCTTGAATGGCAGAAAGCTCTCTATGAGGCTAAAAAGAGCCGTACAATGTCTTCCAAGCATCTAGAGGGGAAAGCTATAGATGTTTTCGCATTAATCGACAATGAAGCGAATTGGGATTTAGCAAACTATGCTAAAATCAATGAAGCTTTCCAATCTGCAGCTAAGGAACTTGGAATCAAGATCACTTGGGGTGGAAGTTGGAAATCCTTCATTGATGGCGTACATTTTCAAATAGAGGTATAAGAATGTTAATTGAAAGTCTTATTGCTGCACTGATTCCTGTAGGTGTGGAAGGTGTTAAGCAAGCAATCAATCATTTCTCTGGTGGTGTTAAGCCCACCACTGTTGATGAACAAATCAAACTGGATCAAAATGAAATTGAACGTATTAAAGCAGTTGCCACTCTGGATAATCCCGGTGGCACCCCTAGCCAATGGGTTATCGATTTACGTGCCTCTGCTCGCTACATTGGGGCTCTTGCTGTAATTGCTGTAGGAATTGGTAGTCTGTATATTGGTGTTGTCCCTGCCAATGTCCAGATTGTTGCATTAGAAGCTGCTAACATCGCTTTTGGCTTCCTTTTTGGTCAGAGGATTGCTGTCTCTATTGGTAAGAAATAATGGATGATTGGCTCAGTTTAGCGAAGACGAAATTAGAAAGGATGCCAAAGGAAGCAAAGCAGATTAGGGACACCGCTTTCGATGACCTCTTCTTCTTTGCTCAACTGGTTAATCCCGGATATATGTACGGGGATGTACATAAGGAAGTTTATAAATGGCTTGAGAACTACTCAGTCTTTGGGATTGGAAATGAGAACTCAAATAACAAACTCATCCTTCTCCCCCGTGCCCATTTAAAGAGTCACATGGTGGCAACTTGGTGTGCTTGGTTGATTACCAGACACCCTGAGATTACTGTGCTATACGTATCTGCCACTGCAGAACTAGCAGAAATCCAGTTGTATGCCATCAAGAATATCATGGGCTCCTCTGTCTATCAACGTTACTTCCCTGAGTATATCAATCCTCAGGAGGGTTTACGTGAGAAATGGTCAGAGCGTAAGATGAGTATTGACCATGAGAAGCGTAAGACTGAGGGTATTCGAGATGCTACAGTGTCTACTGCAGGTCTTACCACTAATACGACAGGATGGCATGCAGACGTAATCATCCCTGATGACTTAGTGGTTCCTGAGAATGCATACACAAATGAAGGTCGTGAGAGTGTTATGCGTAAAGCTTCTCAGTTTACTTCTATTCGTAATGCAGGAGGCTTTACTATTGCATGTGGAACTCGTTATCATCCCGCAGACATCTATGCTACTTGGAAGACCCAAGAGTATGAAATCTATAATGAACATGATGAGGTTATAGATAGGAAACCTGTATGGGAGATTAAGGAGTTTGCTGTAGAGGATGAGGGTATCTTCATCTGGCCTAAGCGTATACGTCCTGATGGGAAGTGTTTTGGCTTTGATATGCAGAACCTAGCTCGTATCCGTGCTGAGTATTCTGACAAGGTTCAGTTCCATGCTCAGTATTACAACAATCCTAATGATCCCGGAAGTAATCGAATCAATCGAGAACGCTTCCAGTATTATGATAAGAAATATCTGAAACAAAGCGATGGAAGCTGGTTCTTTAAGGGCAAGAAGCTTAATGTCTATGCCTCTATCGACTTCGCTTTCTCTCTGCATAAGAAATCAGACTTTACAGCAGTGGTTGTCATCGGTATTGATTCAGAGGGGTACATCTACCTCCTTGATATCGACCGATTCAAATCAGACAAGATTTCTGAATACTTCTCTCACATCGTGCAACTTCACTCTAAATGGGAGTTTAAAAAGCTTCGAGCAGAAGTAACAGTGGCACAGTCCATTATTGTCAGAGATTTGAAAGATAAGATTCGGGAGGAGGGTTTAAGACTCTCTATCGAGGATTTCAGACCTACTCGTAATCTAGGTTCTAAGGATGAGCGTATTGCTGCTGCTTTAGAACATCGTTATGAGAATAACACGATATGGCATTTCAAGGGAGGTTATATTGACATCCTTGAAGAAGAGCTTATATTAGCTCGTCCCCCACATGATGACATCAAGGATGCTTTGGCTTCAGCAGTGGAAATTGCTATTAAGCCTAAGGGCTCTCGTTTACTGGAAGAGCGCAGTAATGTGCTGCTCTTTAACTCTCGCTTCGGCGGGGCGAATTTTAGATAAGGAGTGGTATGGCGCGTAAGCCTCTGGAACTCTCTGCATTATTTGGCAGGGATAGTGAAGCAAAATACATTGCAAATACATGGGATACCTATGTAAAGCAGATGCAAGGGAAGCGAGATGAGTGGCGTGAACTACGTAACTACGTCTTCGCTACAGACACCACTACCACTTCTAACAAGAAGCTTCCTTGGAAGAATAGCACCACACTCCCTAAGCTTTGTCAGATTCGTGACAATCTACATTCCAACTACCTCTCTGCATTGTTCCCTAATGATGATTGGCTGAAATGGGAAGCATATACAAAAGAGAGTGCAGTTAAAACTAAGTCAGTAGCTATTGAAGCTTATATGTCGAATAAGACCCGTGTGGGTCACTTTCGTACTGAGATTAGTAAGCTGATCTATGACTATATCGACTATGGTAATGCTTTCTCTACTGTGGACTATGAAGCATCCTACATCACTGATGAAAAGGGGGAACAAATCCCTAATTTCATTGGCCCTAAAGCTAGACGCATCTCCCCATTAGATATTGTTTTCAATCCGTTAGCTTCCAACTTCCAAGACTCCTTTAAGATTGTACGCTCCTTAAAGACTCTTGGTGAGCTTGAGATGATGGTAAGGGATGAGCCGGGTAATGAATTCATTAAGGCTGCCCTTGCTAAGCGTAATAAGGTGCTGCAACATGCTAATTCCTACGGACTTGATGACATGGATAAGTCTGAGGGATTCTTAGTTGATGGCTTTGGAACTTACCATGAGTATCTGCAGAGTGGTTATGTTGAGTTCCTTGAGTTCTATGGTGATCTGTACAATCAAGCCACTGGTACTTTAGAGGTTGGTAAGGTTGTCACTGTCATTGACAGGGCATGGGTGATTCGTAAAGACCCCATCCCTAATTGGCTTGGTCATGCTCCAATCTACCATGTAGGCTGGCGTACCCGCCCTGATAATCTCTGGGCTATGGGGCCATTAGATAATCTCATTGGTCTACAATATCGCTTAGATCACCTTGAGAATCTTAAGGCTGATGCAATGGACTTAGCTGTGTTTCCTCCTCTGTTGATTGCTGGTGAAGTGGAAGAGTTTGAGTATCAACCCGGTGGTGAAATCCACATGGATGAGAATGGAACTGTCACTGAACTCGCTAAGAATGCACAGTGGGTGATCCAAGCTAACAACGAGATCAACTACATCCTAGCTCTTATGGAGCAGTTTGCTGGTGCTCCTAGTGAAGCTATGGGTATCCGTACTCCGGGGGAGAAGACAGCCTTTGAAGTGCAACAGCTACAGAATGCAGCAGGACGTATCTTCCAAGAGAAGGTCACTACATTTGAAGTAGAACTCCTTGAGATGGTATTGAATGCCATGCTTGAAGTAGCTAGGCGTAAGTTGGATGCAGAAGACATTGTCCGTGTTATGGATGATGACTTAGGTGTGCAGCAGTTCCTAAAGGTTACTAAGGCTGACATCACCGCTTCTGGTAAGCTACGTCCTATTGGTGCTCGTCACTTTGCTGCTCAAGCTCAGTTGATGCAGAACCTTCAAGGGCTTATGGCTAGTCCTGCTATGGTTCAGATGCTTGCTCCACATACATCTGCTAAGGCTATGGCTCTGCTTGTAGAAGAAACTCTTGGCCTCACTCGCTTCCAGCTATTCAAGCCTAATGTGGCTATCTTTGAACAGCAAGAGACTCAAAGATTGGTATCACAGGCTCAAGAAGACTTGCAGATGGAAGCTTCTGTTGATCCAAGCTCAGGACAAATCGGATGAAATTAAATTGGGTTAAGGGTCTCTCCCCTAAAGAGAAAGAGGAAATGAAGCTCCTCTTCTCTTCCAATGCTCTTTTTAGGGAGAGAGCTATTGCAATTCTCCAAGAAAAGCAAAATTCTCTTGCTAAACGCAATACTTTAGAGGATGCATATGATTCTCCAAATTGGGCATTAAAACAAGCAGATGCAGTGGGTTATGCCCGAGCTATGCAAGAGATGATAAGTTTATTTTCAAAATGATGTATCCGATTGTCTAAAAAACCAGTATTAGTAGTTACTCTTAAGTATACTTAGTTAATGCTTAGTATTTCTTAAAAACTGAATAAAACAAAATCTATATTAATAGTATTATATAGAATTATATTTTTCATATAATTTACTTCTAGCATAATACTTACGTATAGATACATATAAGGATTAAGACATACCCATGTCTAATGATGCAAATATTTTCAGTGGCACACCTGCCCCTGCTGCAGCAGCTACGCTGCAAAACGATCAATCTAATACTAACTATGCAGACCTGCTTAGTACGATTAAGAATGAACGTGGTGAAGTTAAGTATAAGGATGTTGCTACTGCTCTTGAAGCACTTCGGCATTCCCAAGAGTTTATCCCTCAATTGAAGAGCGATAATGAGAAAACTGCAGCACAGCTAGCAGCCCTCAGTGCAGAAGTAGAACGCTTAAAGAACATTGAACAATCCGTTGCTCAACTCAATCTCCAAAATACTGCAGCACAGGGCACTCCTGCAGCGCAAGTATCTCCGGATGATGTAGCACGACTTGTGAATCAAACTCTTTCGCAGAGAGAAGTAGAAACCATTCAGCGAAATAATCTCAACTCTGTAGTTGAGTCTGTGCAGAAAGCTCATGGAGACAAAGCACAAGAAGTTTTCTACGGTAAGGCGAAAGAGTTAGGAATGTCAGCAGAACAGATTAATAGTTTAGCTGCACAGTCTCCTACAGCAGTATTGAAGTTATTTGGAATTGATAAGAGTGCTCCCCCTCAGGTTACAGGACTACCTAATACTGGCAGTTCTGTTAATACTACTGGTCTCATTCCTAATCAAGAAACCTATATTGGTCGAAATAAAGCCTCAGCTTTAGTTGGCGCAACAACGGCAGACTTGCAAGCAGAACGCGAAAACAGCAAGAAACTGGTTGAAGAGCTACATAGTCAAGGGCTTTCGATGTCTGATTTATCTGACCCTAAAGTATATGCAAAACGCTTTGGTGGTTTTTAATTAAGAAAAGGAAAATATTAAGTGAGTCAAAACCGCACTAATAGTGCAGCTTTTATTGAAGCAGAACAGTACAGTGCATTTATCGTCCGCAACTTACACGACGGTATGCTGCCGGGTTCGTTCTGGCGTAACGTATCGGACTTCGGTTCGGGCACTACGCTGAACATCAAGACCATCGGTACTGTCACTGTTCAAGATGGTGCTGAAGAAGTTCCGTTCTCGTATTCCCCGATTGAGTCGGGCACTGTCACTATGACCATCACCGATTATGTTGGCGATGCTTGGTATGTGACTGATGAACTGCGTGAAGATGGCGCTCAAGTTGAAGCTCTGATGGCTGGCCGTTCGGCTGAGTCCACCCGTGCTATTCAAGAAGTGTTTGAGTCGCGCTTCCTTGCGAAGTGTAATTCTATTCAAACCAATGCTAATGCCAATCTGGTAAATGGCTTTGCTCACCGTATTGCTTCGACTGTTGCTACTAGCGGCTCTGAGAATACTCTGGCTCTGTCTGATATCGTTGCTATGAAGCTGGCTTTTGATAAAGCCAATGTCCCCACTGCTGGCCGTGTTGCGATCCTTGATCCTGTCACTGCTGCCACTCTGGATAAGCTGGTTTCGATCAGTCGTGATGTCACTCCCTTCGGTCAGAAGATTCTGGAGAACGGCTTTGCCCGTGACCACCAGTATCTGATGAACCTGTATGGCTTTGATATTATCACCTCGAATCGTCTGCCGAAGGGCACGTTCTCGGATGGTACTACCTCGGTTACGGGCGCTGTTGCTAACGTGTTCATGAGCGTTGCTGATGACAACACCAAGCCTATTATGGGTGCATGGCGTCGGATGCCTCGCGTTGAAGGCGAGCGGAATAAAGACCTGCGTAGGGATGAGTTTGTTACCTCCTGCCGTTGGGGTTTCGGTGGTCAGCGTGAAGATACGCTTGGCATCTACATCACTTCTGCTACGAAGTATTAAGGAGACCTTATAATGGGTTACGAAAATTCTGCTGCAATCGACGTTTACAACCACTATGGTGTCCGTACTACGGGCGGCACTATTGGTGCTGAACAAAGCTCGAACTCCACTTACACCATTAAGATTGATCTGACTGGTCAATCCATTGCTGATAATGTGGCTGGCTTTATTCCTGAGGTTTACGTTAAGAAGGGTATGTTGCTGAAATCGGCTGTTCTGCGTGTTGATGAAGTGTTCGTTGTTACGGGCACCTCTCCTCACTTGGAGATTGGCTCGTATGGTTCAGTTGCTACTGATGGTATCGAAATCACTGAAGCTCAACTGGAAGCTCTTGGCACCACCCTCCTGTCCTCGACGGGTGCTGGTACTTGGGCTACGGCTAGTGCTGGTGGTATTGCTGCTGATGCCAAGATTGGTTTTGTTCTGGAAGGTGATACGGCTATCGCCGCTACTTCTGGCAAGGCCACTGTGATTCTTGAGTTCGTGTACAACACGAAGATTTAATCACTTGTAACAAACTAAAGGGAAGGTCGCTGCTAAGGCTTCCTTCCCTTTTTTCATTTATAGGGTTTAACCCCGGAGAATATCATCACAATCGAACATACAATCATCACCGATCCATACCTTCATGAACCTAAAGGTATAGCTGCAGCGGCAGCTAATAAGGTTTATGTTTCAGATGGCCTTGGGAGTGGTGGATGGCAAAAAGTAGCTGTCACTCAGCTTGACAGCACAGGAAAAGAATATGGACATCTGATTACAGCAGATGGCACTGGTGGCACCACATGGGATAATGCGGTATGGCAAGATAATGTAGGTTCTATTATCGTCCGTGGTGCAGGAGCTAATGATCCCACATTTGAATTGGTTACTGGCTCCACAGCGATGTGGGCATATAGCTTCAGTGCTACAGTGCTACAACAGTTCTGGACATGCTTCCATATAGATCATGACTATGCACCTAACACTGTGATTTATCCTCATGTGCACTGGTTCAATGCCGCTGCTGTGCCTAATACGGGTAATGTTCGTTGGGGCTTTGAGTATGTAGTAGCTAAGGGCCACTCTCAGCAAGCTTTCCCATTGACTGCTTCTACCACAGTATATAAAACTCAAGCTTCTAGTGCAACTCGCTATATGCACGCTATTGCAGAAGTTGCTATTGGAGATGCTATCCCTGCCACCAATCTTGAACCTGACTCCTTAATTTATATGCGAGTGTTCCGTGACGCTGCAGATGCAGCAGACACTTGTACAGATAAGGTGTATGCTTTCTTAGCAGACTTGCACTATCAAGCTGATGCTTTTGGCACTCTCAACAAAGCTCCTAACTTCAACGCATAATCATGGCTAAGCGCACTCTCTTAGAAATTGTCCAAGAGATTCTTAATGACTTGGATTCAGATGAAGTTAATAGCATCAATGACACTGTAGAAGCTGCACAAGTAGCTAGCATTGTTAGGGCAACCTACAATGAGATGATTAGTAATAGGAACTGGCCTCATCTCAAGAAGATTATTAAGCTTGATGCATTAGGAACATCCTACCCTAACTACCTTAAGCTCCCAGATAACGTCAAAGAGCTAATCTCAGTGAAGTACAACGTAATTGGTGATGGTGAGACTCGGGTACAATACAAGGATTTAACTTGGAAGTATCCTGATGATTTCCTCCAATACACCTACAGCCGCAATAGTGACAACAGTAATGTTGAGCAAATCCAAGACATAAGTGGTGTAGTGCTGCTTATATTGAATGACACTGCTCCTCAATATTGGACTACCTTTGATGATGAGCACATTGTATGTGATGCATACGACAGTGCTGTAGATGATTCTCTGCAAGCTAATAAATCACAGGCTATTGTCTATCAGGAAACTGCATGGGTGCATACTGATGGTGCCTATCCGAATCTCCCTGAAGAAGCTTTCTCTGCCCTTATTGAAGAAGCTAAGAGTACAGCATTCATTGTATTGAAGCAAATGGCTAATCAGAAAGCAGAACAAAAGGCTGGCAGGCAGCAACGATGGCTTGCTAGGAAAGCATGGAAAGTTCAAGGGGGTATTCGTTATCCCTCGTATGGAAGACGTTAAAATGGCAACTGATAACATTCATGAATATAAAGGCTATCAAATTAAGCCTAGCTCCAAAAGCCCAACCTCTTATTGTGTAGCCACTGTGGGACAAGGAGGGAAAATCCCCACAGTGCTTACAGGGTTGTTTACTTCTGTTGGCATTGCAAAAGGGATTATTGATGCATATGTCGCTGAGAAGGAAGTAAAGAATGGTAAAGCCAATAACCAAAGTTGAGATTACCTCTTTCTCTAAGGGGTTCTTGACTGAAGCAAGTCCTCTTAACTTTCCTGCAGATGCAACGAGAGATGAAGAGAACTTTGAATTAAATGTTAATGGTAGTCGAGATAGGCGTCTTGGTGTTGATTTTGAGGATAACTATCAATTACGTTCTACCGGATACAACAGCACTGACCTTAAGGGACTTGCCACTTCTTCCTTTAAATGGTTTAGTGCAGGCAATGATGCTAATAATGAATTCATTGTCGTACAGTTTGGGGATCATATTGACATCTATGATTCCAGCTATGAATCAATCTCCCAAGATGGTTATAAGGGTACAGTTACCCTCACTGGCACTGACCCCACTGTTAAGCTCTCCTATGGCAGCGTAGATGGTATTCTCACTATTGCTGCTGGTACAGATGACATTCATATTGTAAGTTGGGATGGAGCATCTTTTACCTATACGCAATCTCGTCTATTAGTTAGAGACTTGTGGGGCTTGCCGGGTTCTGATGGTAATGATATTAACTTACGCTCTGCTACCTCCTCTGATGAATTGCAGTATAACCTGCGTAATCAGGGTTGGGGAGTACCTCGTAAGGATTCATCAGGAACGCTTTCTGATCCTGTAACCATCTTCTACAACAACTATTCTAAGTTTCCAGCTAATGTAGAAACTGTATATGCAGGTTTGCAATTCCAGCCTGTAACTTCTGGAACCCCTTTTGAGCGTATCTATCCGGCTCTCTATGATGACATTCTTGGTCTTGATGCTCCTGCAGCTAAAGGCTATTTCATCATTGACGTATTACGTAGAGGAGCCTCTAGAGTTACAGCATATGGAGATAATAGGACTAAGTTTCCTACCCTCAATTATGCTCTAAGCACCCTCCCTTCTGACATCACTTCTGGTGGGGCCACCATTGTAGAAGACTTTGCAGGTCGTATTTTCTATGCAGGCTTCTCTGGTGATCTGACGGATGGAAGCACTAATTCCCCTGTTCTCTCTAGTTATGTCCTCTTCTCTCAAGTTATTAAGAGCAAGGAAGATGCTGTTAAGTGTTATCAGCGTGGCGATCCAACTTCCCGTGAGAACAGCGACTTAGTAGATACTGACGGTGGCTTTATCCGTATCTCAGGTGCTAAGCGTATCTATGGCCTTGTTGGTCTCTCAGGTAATCTCTTTGTCTTAGCAGATAATGGTATTTGGAAGATTGCCGGTGGTAGTGATTATGGTTTCTCTGCCACTAACTATGCTGTAACGAAGATTAGTGCTTTCGGTTGTAATAACGCACAATCTATTGTGGTGGTTAATGACAAGATTTTCTTCTGGGGTCAAGAAGGTATCTTTGCTGTAGCTAAGAATCAATTTGGTGATTGGATTGTTGAGAGTGTATCTGCTACTTCTATCCAGTCTTTCTACAACGATTTAACCACACTAGACCAAGAGAGTGCCACTGGTTTCTATGACCAGTTTGATAAGAAGATTCGCTGGATTTACACCACTGACTTTGATAGGGTTAACTTCAACATTGTACGTGAGCTAGTCTTTGATGTTCAATTAGGAGCATTCTCTAAGACTCGTTTCTATAACCTTGAAGCTAATACTCCTGAGATTGTGGGTATTGTAGCATCTGCTTCGTTTGTCACAGGGAGTACGGCTGAGGATGTAGTAGCAAATACAGTCTTAGTTGTCTCTAATGGTGAACAAGTGCAGATGACAGTTAATACTCGTAGCTCAGGTATCCAGTCATTGAAATATGTAACACTCTTCTCTACAGTGACAGGGAATGTAGGCTATACCTTCTCTCAGTATAAGGATACAGATTTCATTGATTGGTTCACTGCAGATAGTATAGGTGTAGACGCTACAGCATACATGCTCTTTGGTAATGCTACAGCTAGTGATGCTAGTGTCTATAAGCAAATACCTTACCTCACTATGCATTTCTTGAAGACTGAATCTGGTGTAGTGGAGGTGAATGGTGAATTAATCCCTGACAGGCAATCCTCATGCTTAGTGAGAGTGCAATGGGAT